AACAAAAGGTTGACGATAGACCACCTTATGCAAGAAAGCAACAACAATAAAATGGCTACAGATAATAAAATGTCATATCAGATGGCTGCGAGGTTGAAAAATCAATCTCTTGGTTCCGTTATTGCTGACCAACTTATCTCTGGTGAGGGTTATGGTGCATCAATTGGTAAAGCTATTGGTCTAAAAACACAAGCCAGAGTTACCAGACTTAAAGCTAAATTTGATCCGTTGAACATTGCAAAGTTTATGACAGGTGGATCCAGATTGGGTCCTGCAATTCTTGGTAAAATGATGGGTCGTTCCAGAAAAGATATTGAATACTTCACTGGTCGTGCAAGACCCGTTTCAACATCAACTAAGATTGATAAACTTCAAGGCAACGGTGGTGATTCTTCTGGCATGAATGAAATGTTGAATAAGATTTATGATTTTATGAAACAAAACCGTGAAGAAGATATCACTGACAGACAAAAGAAAAATAATTTTGCAGAAGAAAGGCAAATGGAAGCCGAAAAAACGGCAGATAGAAGGCACAAAGATTTATTAAAAGCAATAGAACAATTGAAAAAAGATTTGGTGCCAGTACAAACCGCCGAAAAGGTAACAGAACAACCACAGAGTTTCTTAGATCAAATGGTTGATGCATTTGGTATGGGCAGAAACATTTTTACTGTATTAAGAACTGTGGGTCCTTTGTTAGCCAATCCTGTTGTTTTAGGACTTCTTGCTGCTATAGCTGTTGGAGGAGGTTTAGCATATTTACTTTCCGAGAGACAATCTCGAAAAGACGCCATAGACAAAGATCCATATGCAAAAGAATATGATGATGATGCTTATGCTCTAAGTGTTAGAAGTAAACGAGAAGGTGGTAACCTAACAGAAGGTGGTGCTGCAGCACAGTTACAACAAAAAGCACTCAAACAAGTTCCAAGAAGAACTGTTGAAGATTTTGTTAAGTCTGATTTAACAGATAAAGAATTGGTGCAGGAATTAGGTGCCGATAGAGAAGGCCTGAAAAAATGGTTGGCTGAGAATCCCAAAAGGGAAGCAATGTATCAGGTACCAATGGCTGGTCTGCAAACTCAACAATCCAAAACACCACCAGCACCCGCAACACCTGCCGGAGAAACCGGTGGTGCACCAACAGCAACTCCTGCACCACCTGAGAGTGGTGGTGGAACTATGCCTTTGTCTGCACCCTCTGCATCTATGGCGACACCGGAGGCTGTTCCTAACATGGGTCAACAATTGGCTTCTGTCATGGGTCAGAATACCGATATGAAATTGGCTGATTTTTCTGCACCACTAGAATCTGTGGTTAATAACCTAAACTCACTCAATAAATCCACAACAACCGGCAAATCAGCACTACCTGCTGTTCGTAATCTGGAAGACACCTTCCAAAGAATGATTATGAATTCAACACGGGTAGTATAAACAAAAAACCCCGCACATGGCGGGGTCTAAACTTTTATTAAAAGAGTTTAATCTTCTTCGGCCAACTTGCTGAAGTATGCCATATCATCGTCATCTGTGCCAGCAAGATCAACTGGTGCCTTTTTAGGTGCAGCCTTTGCTTGTTCCACAGTTGTACGAGCTCTTGGACCACCATCTTCATCACTAGTAGTAGTAACGCCTAGGACTTTATCAAGTCTGGTCTTCAAAACATCATATGGTTTGAATTCTTTGTCAGCAACCAACTCCAATAATGAAGCTTGGGACTTCCAAATCTTTTCAAGTGCGTCATCATCATTCAGCAATGGTGATGCAGATTCGAATTCAGACTTATCATAGTTTTGATAGCCTTCAACTTTACGAATCTTCAATTTGAAGTTAGCACCAGTCCACATATCAAATGGGTTGATTGCTGTTTCATCTTCAAACGCAGGGTTCATTGCCTCAGTAATCTTATCAAAGATTTTCTTACCGAACTTGAACAATTTAACTTGCCCTTCGTTCTCAGGATGCTTTGGATCACTTACGATGTACACGTTAGCAATGTAGTTGAGTTTACGCTTTTGTTTGCGTACAATCTCTTTGTTGGCTTCTACGCCAGAATTCCACAAACGATTGTTGTGTTCACACACGGGACATTGCTGATTCTTGGTTGTCAAGCAGTTGTCAATAAGCCAACCACCAGGACCCTGAAAGCCATGTGAGAAGATTTTGACCCATGGAAGGCCATCATCACCGTCTTGTGGAGATGCAGGAAGAAATCGGATGGTTGCCATGCCGTTACCTGCTTTGTCAACTTCTGGACGCCAGAAGTTATCTTTGTCAGATGCACCTTCGGTTGATGCATTGAGTTGTTCAATCGCCTTGGTTAGTTTGTCCAAATTACCAGACGATTTTTTGAGTTTAGAGAAATCTACCATAATTTACCTTTCGTATTAACGGAGTATAGTTGTATAAACGGATTATCCACATGATGCATTATATAACATTATTTAGGCGTTGTCAAAGTATAACCTTCAACATTGCCAAGGTGTTAGGCACATCCCTATGCCAGATTGCATGACCACCTGCTATACGCCAATCAGTAATGACAGTTTCCGTGTCATCAATGATGAGAGTGTCCTCTCTGGCATATTCTTTCTTTAGTTGTTTACCCGGTACAAAATTACGCTTGAATTTAATTCCGTGGGAGTCCAACCAAATCTCTTTTTGTTTTGAAATACTATCGTGTGAATCTGGACGAGCAGTAGATGATAGTATCTCTGTTGGCACTGGTGCATTGCGTAGAAACTCCAGTAATTCACCAGCGTGTGGCATCATTTCAAGTGTTGCAAAGTTTTGGCCTTGAATAAACTGATTGAACAGATTACCAAATTCTTTTTTGTTCCGAGTTTGATCTGGATTCACATTGAATAGTTTTTTGTAACGGCCAACAAAGTCGCATATTACACCATCCATGTCCAAATAGATGCAAGAAATTTTTAGTTTGCTCATATTATTTCCAATGAAAAGGACATTTAGCCTGTTTTTTCTCGGCTGTTGTTTTTTTGGCTCTCATCATTTTGGTTAAACCATTATGAAAGAAATATTTAAATGGTTTGACTTTAACTTTTTTAACATCATCAACCACCTCATGCCTCAACTCAACATCTTCATCGGTTAATGGTATGAATTTTGCAAGTGGACTACCAGCCTTAATCAATATCTCTTTGTTATTTTGGTGTCTATTAACCATCAAAAAAATATTCGTGGTGGTTTGATTGTAGAAATCTGTGATGCCTGGTGTTATTGAATAGTATTCCGAATTTACAGCAAAAACATTTTGCGTCATAAGAAATTTAATATCTCTATTGCAGGTAAATTCCCATGGAGATTCCAATTTAAAAATATGATATGGATCTAATGCTCCCGCAGATTGTTCACCTTCATGGTAACTAATTCGATTATCAGCCGAACCAATAGCATGAGCATTGGAATTGTCCATTACAATAGAATACTCTCCCCAAACCGGAAGAATGAAACCGTAGTTATTAAAATTATTAATACCATAACAAGATCGAATCGTTGATTGCTTTTCTGGAGCATTCTCCACAAATCGACTATTTCTTTTGTCTAATTTTTGATATTTGGATTCCAATGTTTTGTAATATGATGGATAGTTTTTATTGGCTTCCACAACCGGAAACATCTCCAACAATGTTGGATCATCCGTATATGCTGTCAATACTATCTTTTCTTTCTTAAACAGAAACATGTTCTTTCAAACTTTCTTTCAAAATCAATTTCAATTTGTCTTTGTCAAATTCAATGAACGGTGTGTACTTTTCAATTCTTCTTTTCCATGATGGCCAAACAACATCATCTGTTATTTTTTTAGACCACATAGGCAAGAAATTCATAATGTTATTAAGTATACACACCGTTTCAAAATTTATGGTGTTGTAAGTCAACTCTTTTAAGAGTAACGGATACTGACCATCTTCTACCACCAACATTTCATTTGGTGTTTGTGTTGCGTTGAGAAGACCTATTATATCTTGTTCGAATCTATAAGTCAAGCTCTGATTTCTTTTTTGCCATTGTTTGTATGTTTCTTCACCTTCCAGATTGGCAATCTCACCAATCCAATTAGATTCGGTAACAAGAAAGTTGGAGACATAAAAGTTCTTCAAGTCATCCAGTTTGTATTTACGGGATAACTTGTAGAATGTGTACTTATCTTTCCTGATGGCAAAGTTATCTCTGGTAACGTTGGTCTTACCGTGATACTTAAAATAATCGTATAGAATGTGTACTTATCTTTCCTGATGGCAAAGTTATCTCTGGTAACGTTGGTCTTACCGTGATACTTAAAATAATCGTAACTATCAGTAGTAAAATGAAGTTTAATGGCATTGTATAAAGCAAAGGCTGAGAATCCAGAACCTTCTTCAAGCGAAAAAATCATAATGTAACAATTTGTTTACTCAATACAACATTTTCTGGCCAATTCTCAACCAGATGAAATTGTGGGCAACGGTTATAACCTTCATCTGTACGATTACCTTTCATTTGTAACCAAAGAATTGGTTTATTATTTGGTGTGATACATCTTAAAATGGTTCCACTAGGCATAGTAATCCAAATACATTTTTTTTCAATGAAGTTAATTAATTTTGGTATGTCCACTATCTGTAAACACTTTTCAACTTTATTATTCCAAATTAAAAATTTGGATTTTTCTCCGTTTTTCAAACTTTCCAATAAAAGACTGGTAACTTTTCTATTATTTGTATTAAACCAGTCGGGAACTATTTCCCAATCTTCAATGTTATTGCTAACTAATCGGTCGTGACCCAACTCATACTTAGAAAGTTTTTTACCTGTAGCCCATAAATTAAATTGTCTTGTATTATTTGTTCCAAACCAAAGAATTAATTTAGAAACAATATTGTCGGGAAGATTTAAATCAGATGTTAATTTTTTCAAGGTAGTTAGGTGTACCTGTGTGTTTTTACCTGATGCATTTTTAACTGACATACAAATTTTTTTACCATTTTTTATACCAATAACATCAGTTTTTGTGTTTGTTGAACCATTAGAATCCATTTTATCAAATTTGAAGAAATTTATTAGGTGTTGATGTAATAGTTCATTTCTCTCCATATCACGACCTTCATAATACTCTTTACTTGGCATATCACACCTTTAAATTGGTTTAATGAAAATTATTTTTTTGTTTTCACCTGTTGGTTTAACAAAAAGTTCTTTCAATTCGTCTTTGTTGTTCCACTTCATAGAAGAAGATTTGTGTGACGGTAATCCGGCAGTCTCACCTATTTTTTTCCAATTGTCTGCAAGATACACTGCGCCATTTTTTCCAGCACCAACAAAAGTAATGATGTGTGTTAAATCATCACCATATTTTCTTTTCCATGCTTCAGCTGATTTTAATCTCAACTGTTTTAATACCTGAGTACCAGCATTTTTAACATATTTACTGAAACAAAAACGCCAATTGTTTGCAATCGTATTGAATTTATTTTTATATTCATCTTTAGACACATTAAGAAATCTTAGTATGTCTTTTGGTGGAGGATAAACAGATGAACCAATACCAATCATACCAATACAGTCAGGCAAACAATTTTCTTTGTGTTCAAAAATTAACCAATCAATTCTTCTACCAACAGAAGAATTTGTAGGAACATACGAATGATTATTCTCAATGATATTTTTCACCAAACTTTTTTGTTCTGGTGTGTTGACTTCAATCAATTCAATCATAACGGCAATTTAGAACTCTTTTTCAATAGGTTTAATTCTTGGGCTTCTTCACGAATCTTGGCCTTCAAAGCATTGGAGACCAATGATGATGCAACATCGACCTCCATGCCTGTTTGCTCACAATGGTGAATGACAAGGTGTATGACAACTTGGTAATCATTTCACTAAAATCATTAATCTCTGTTTTCGTAGGCACGATTATCCTTTTGTATAAAAAATGTGGTTGCCAATCTTCTTAACCATTCTGATATTGGTCCAACCGGGGTTTACATAGACTGCATGGTAGAACATTGCCTTGGCCTTGGCAAGCTCTCGGTGTAGTACCGATTCCGTTATTGCCCTTTTAGCAATGTATAGGCATTCTTCCCATGCATAGGTGTCTCTCACTGGACCTACATTCTCACAAGTCCATGAGAATTGGCAGGTTGAACCAGTTTTCTGGTAAACAACACCGCAAAAATCAGATGGATATTTCTTGCTGTTTGCACGATTGATGGTGACCTGTGCAACGGCCAATTTTCCTTCATGTGATTCTCTTGCTGCTTCATAGTAAATATTTTTTGCAATACAAAGAACCTGTTTGTTAATATCTGCACCAACTTGTTGATTGACTGAAGGTTCATATTGCTTGGCAGAAATGGGTATGCATAACGAGGTAAATACAATCAATAAAGTTTTTGACAACTTCATTTGTTCTCCTTGTGTGTGTTTGGGGTTAGACCCCAACCCTCAGGCCGATTTCTTGGTAACTTTTGGAGTTTCCATAGGAAGATTAGACACGAAACCATTCAAGGTTTGGGCCTTGCTAATAATTTCTATCTCTGAGGGAGTTTGTGGTAAAGCCGGATGTAGGGGTGGTGGTTCACCTTTGGCTTTTGCTGCGTCACATTGAGTGTTCCATTCTTGCGAAATTTTATCTCTTTGTGCGTTATACTCATCATATATCATATCTCTAGCCATTTTTAAAAGCTCAAGACGAATTTCAAAGGGTGTCATTGACATG